CAGACAAGGCAAAGCCAAAGAAGAAGAACAGTTTGAAACTTGGGCCAACAATGTTGAAGCAATGGGAGAAGGTTCAAAAATTAAACCATATGTGTCAATGTATTCAGATCCAGACGACGGTAAAACAGTTTATGATGTGTTGAATGGTGACGGCGAGTCTGTAATGAAAACAGGTGACTATGAACAGGCTCAAAGATTTTTAAGACAGAACTATGACAAACTAAAAATGGGCACGCCAGAAAAACAAGAAATTTTAAGTAAAAACTATCCAGGTTCAGCCATGTTAGGACAACATCCTAAAGAAGGCAATGAGTTTGCAATGGCAGTGCAAAAGGCCAAAGCGGCAGGCATGAAAGCCGGAGACAAATTTAAAGTAGGCGACAAAGAATACACATTAAAAGATGCCATAGAACTTGCAGGCCTAAAACTAGATGAATTTTTTTCAGAAGAAGAAACTGAAGTAAAAGAATCTTTAAACGAAGACAAAAAAGAAGACAGCGGTTTCAACATCGCAGGTGTTGACGAAGAAGTAGACAGAATCGTTAACCTAGCAAATTACCAATAATAGTAGTAGACTTTAGATAAATATCTGTGTATATTAAGCACTAATGCTTAAAATACATTTAGGCACAAACATAGGCACAACTAAAGGAGGCTTACATTATGGCTACATTGGCTGAAATAAGAGCGAAGTTAAAATCTCAAGAAGTGAATCGCTCCACTTCTAACACTGGCGGAGACAACGCCATATATCCACATTGGAATATACAGGAAGGACAAGAAGCAGTTTTAAGATTCTTACCGGATAAGGATACTGCAAACACTTTTTTCTGGACTGAAAGAAACATGATCAAACTGCCATTTGCAGGGATCAAAGGACAAACAGATTCAAGACCTGTGCAGGTACAAGTACCTTGTATGGAGATGTATGGAAAAACTTGTCCAATTCTCACAGAGGTAAGACCATGGTTCAAAGACAAATCAATGGAAGACATGGGTAGAAAATATTGGAAGAAAAAATCATATATCTTTCAAGGTTTTGTTACTACAAATCCATTAAGTGAAGATGCAACACCAGAGAATCCAATAAGAAGATTTATTATTGGTCCTCAAATTTTCAACATTATCAGAGCGGCATTGCTTGATCCAGAAATGGAAGAACTGCCAACTGACTATGTAAAAGGTGTTGACTTTAGAATAACCAAAACATCAAAAGGCGGATACGCTGACTACTCAACATCAAAATGGTCAAGAAGAGAAAGACCACTTGATGAAGCAGAAAGAGCCGCAATTGATAAGCATGGTTTACATAATTTGTCTGACTTTAGACCCAAAGAACCAACAGAAGCAGAAGTAAAAATAATCAAAGAATTATTTGAAAAATCTGTGGACGGAGAGGCTTATGATCTCGAGAAGTATGGACAATACTTTAGACCAGCAGGCGTAGCGGCAATGACAGGTAATACAACACCTGTTGCCAGCACACCAGCAACTGCAACAACTGAAACAAAAGCAGAACCGGTTGCAGAAGCAAAACCTGCTGAAAGTCAACCTGCTCCAGCACAACCAAACACAGACAGTGCAAAAAGAGCGGAAGACATCTTGAAGTTGATTAGATCAAGACAAGCGAAGTAAACAAGATGTTATACGAGATTGACGGAAAACCCGCTTTTCGTATTGATCTTTATGATCACACCGTCGCCAAAAAGTGGAAAGATTTAATTATTTCCATTTATAAAGGCGACGGTGAAGACATAGATCATACAAGAACTTTTTTCCATCTGCAAACAAATAACGAAATAAAAGAAATTTTAATTCAAAGTATCAAAAACATAAACTTATTTTTAAAAAACGAATTTATAAAATTGCCAAAAGATATAGACTGGGATAGCCAAAATTTTTATAATTCACTTCATGAGTCTTTTGAAAAACTTTCGGGAGATTATGACAATCCTACTAAATTAATTAAAATTGCACCGATGGCAATAAAAGAAAGTGTCAGAAATCTCAACTACTGTGTTCATGCATTAGAACATAAAGCATACAATAAAAAAATTGAAAGTTTACCACTGCAATGGACAAAAAAAAGGATTAAAACACCAAGAATAAAATTGGAAAAAAACGAATATGAATTGATACAGTTTAAACAAATAAAAAATGAAGTGTATCTAGCATACAACGAATTAGGAAAAAGTTATATAGATTTATGGAAAGATAATTTACCAATAGAATATAATGCAACAAAAAATAATCATTACATAGGACCAGACATTGAATTAGTATTTTCAAACAACAACGATATTTTTGAAAAAAAATTTTTAACATGGTGTGAAAAAAACAATGTTAATCCTTTTAAAAAATCAAATGGAATAGGAAAATTACCGATCGGAAAAATAAAAATAATAGATTTAAAAAAATTGACAAAAAATAGTAAAATTAATATAATAATAACGTAAAATGAAAAAAGAAATTAAAAAAGCAATTAATTGGATGTTATACAAACAAATACCTGCATGGGTGGTGATAATTGTTATAGCGATCTGGATTATAATATAGGAAACATATGACAAAAGTATTTGACGCAACAAAATTTAGAAAGAGCATTACGAAAAGTATTCAAGGACTAGGCATAGGATTTAATGATCCAACAGATTGGATATCAACAGGAAACTATGCTTTAAATTATTTGATATCAGGAGATTTCAATAAAGGTATTCCCCTAGGCAAAGTATCAGTACTTGCCGGTGAGTCTGGTGCAGGTAAATCATACATTGCATCAGGCAACATTATTAAAAACGCACAGGATCAAGGTATATTTGTAATTCTTATTGATTCTGAAAATGCTCTAGATGAGGCTTGGTTACAGGCTCTTGGAGTCGACACAAATGAAAAGAAACTATTAAAATTAAGTTTATCTATGATAGATGACGTTGCAAAAACTGTGTCAGAGTTTATGAAGTCTTACAAAGATGAACATGCAGAAAATAGAGAAGGTGCGCCTAAAGTGTTATTTGTAATAGACAGTTTAGGTATGTTATTGACTCCAACAGATGTTGATCAGTTTGAAAAAGGTGAAATGAAAGGTGACTTAGGTAGAAAGCCTAAGGCATTAACAGCACTTGTAAGAAATTGTGTAAACATGTTTGGTAGTTGGAATGTAGGATTAATGGCAACAAATCATACATACGCATCACAAGATATGTTCGATCCAGATGATAAGATATCAGGCGGACAAGGTTTTATCTACGCAAGTTCAATTGTAGTCGCAATGAAAAAATTAAAACTAAAAGAAGACGAAAAAGGTAACAAAGTCACAGATGTAAGGGGTATAAGAGCCGCTTGTAAAGTAATGAAAACAAGATATGCCAAACCGTTTGAAAGCGTGCAAGTAAAAATTCCATATGACACAGGAATGGATCCTTATTCAGGTTTGTTAGATTTATTTGAGAAAAAAGGTGTAATAAAACAACAGGGCAATAGATTAAAATATGTTGACTCAAAAGGAGTAGAAACCATAGAGTTCCGAAAAAACTGGACAGGTGATAAATTAACAAAAGTCATGAATGACTTTGACAATACACCAACCCAGGAGTCAACGGAAGATGGAACACTACATGGATAGTACACAAATTGAAGAACTTTGGACCACTGTTTCACACTACGTCCCAGAAAGACAAAAAATTGACTGTGCAGTTGATTTTGTAAAAACTCTTATTGATCAAGGCATAGATTCAGAAGTTTTGAAAGGGGCAATGGAATATGATGAAAAACTCACTGAAGCAATCACAATAGTTTTGGAAGACGAAGCCGAGGATGCTTACGGTGCCGCTGACAACTGGCATGAGGATGAATAATGGGTTGGTACAACACAATAAGCATAGATATTAAAAAAATACCTGACGCAATTTTATATTTCAATACCGAATACGAACAGGCAAGAAAAGAATGTCGTATATATGGCAATCTAGAAAAAGCATCGGCATCATTACCCGGCATAGTAGAACATAGATTTCAACAACTGCAAGAAATAGAAGCAATATTAGAATATCTAAATATTGAAAAAAGAAAATTAAGATCACAACATTTTAGAAAATATCTAGAAAATTATCAAAGAGCACTATCAAGCAGAGACGTAGAAAAATATGTAGAAGGCGAAGCCGATGTTGTAGATTTTGAAAAGATTGTGAATGAATTTGCTCTTTTAAGAAACCGTTGGTTAGGCATAACCAAAGGGTTAGATCAAAAACAATGGCAACTGACCAATATTGTGAAACTGAGAGTAGCAGGTATGGAAGATGCCAACGTCAAATAGAATTATACTTACAGACGTAGATGGAGTACTTTTAGAATGGGAACACCATTTCACAAAATGGATGTTGCAAAGAACACTGTTTGACGAAAGAGGTGCAAGATATCATCCGTATCGATTATTGCCAGACAAGCAAAATACCTATGAAATGGCAGAACGTTTTGGTCTTACAAAAACAGAAATAAGAAAATTAATAAGAGAATTTAACAGAAGTGCTTGGATGGGTACCCAGAGACCTATGCCAGATTCACAAACTTGGGTGAAACTTTTACATGCTGAAGGTTGGACATTTATACCTATTACATCACAGACATCGGATATACCTGCACAAGAATTAAGAAAAAAAAGATTAGCAGAACTTTTTGGTCCTAACGTTTTCCAAAACTACCACATTTTAGGCACAGGAGCAGATAAAGATTCTGCTTTGGCAGAATTTCATAACACAGGATTGTGGTGGATTGAAGACAAACCCCACAATGCGGTCACTGGTTTAAACTTTGGTTTAAAACCTTTATTAGTAGACCATACATACAATCAAGGATTTTCACACGAAAAAATTATAAGAGTAAATAATTGGAAACACATATATCAGATAGTAAATGGCAATGCAAAAGAAAATATTAATAATGGGATTGCCTGGGTCAGGTAAAACGACTTTGGCAAACAAACTGGTTCCTATGTTAAATGCAGTATGGTTAAATGCTGATCAAGTGAGAAAAGAACACGACGATTGGGACTTTTCACCACAAGGAAGAACTAGACAAGCAGAAAGAATGAAGAGATTGGCCCAGGAGGCACTAGACGATAATAGAACAGTTATTGCTGACTTTGTTTGTCCTACAGAAAAAACTAGACTAGACTTTGGTGCTGACTATGTGATATGGATGGACACTATCAAACAAGGAAGATTTGAAGACACCAATAAAATGTTTGAAGAACCA